AGAAGAAGCCAGACTTGCGGAAGAGGCTAGATTAAAGGCGGAAGCTGAAGCAAAGGCAGCGGAAGAGGCTAGATTAAAGGCGGAAGCTGAAGCAAAGGCAGCGGAAGAGGCTAGACTTAAAGCAGAAGAGGAAGCAAGGGTTCAAGCTGAAAAAGAAGCACAAGCAAAAGCTGATAAATTAAAATCTGAAGAAGATGCAAAAGCTAAGGCAGAAGCTGAAAGAATAGCTAAAGAAAAAGCTGAAAAAGAAAGATTAGATAAAATTGCTGAAGAAGCAAAAGCTGGCAAAGAATTATCAAAACAAGAAGTTACTATGGTTGTAGCGTCCCTTATTGAAAACTTAAAGCCAGGAGATTCAGTTTCAGCAGCACAAGTACAAGCATCTGGAGTATCATATTCTGATCTTCCAGCATCAACACCAGTTGAGATTCGTGCTGATGAAAATGGAAATGCTCTTGTTATTACTGCTGAAGTTGCAGCAAATATTGAATTAGTTCAAGATCCAGGAGCATTACTAGAGGCAGCATTTTCAGATCCAGGTGCAGCACTACAAGCACTTGGAAGTATTGGTGCAGACATGACTGAAGAAGAAAGAGAAGAAGCAACAGAAATGGTTATTGCAACAGTAGTAGCAGCAGGAGCAGCAATTAATGCAGCAGCAGTTGCTGCAGGTGGTGCAACTGGAGGCGGTACAGGCGGAGGAGGAAGTTCTGGTGGAGGCTCAGGAGCCAATTCACCAGGTTCAAGAGGAGGAAGAAAATGGTAAGGATAGTAAAAAATATAGTAAAAGATATGATAGATCAGGCATGGACCCTCCTTGGAATGTTTATTGCCTGGGTAGTATTGGATGGTAGTGCAAAAACTATTGTTGGCTATGGAATTATGGCAACAACAGCATTATGGATCATTACTAGTCCATTTAGAAATAAGGAGGAAAAAGATGAATAGTGTATTAAATATTTGGAATATTCTTATGCGTATTGTTGCAGTATTTGCAGCAAATGCACTTGCCGTCATTGGCGCAGGAGCAATCGCAGGAATATCAGTAGCAAAGGCTATGACAGTTGCTGGACTTAGTGCAGTAGCAGTTGTGGTTGAGAAGTTGGCTCGTGCATTTATGGACGACGGCAAGCTCACAAGAGATGAAATAAATGCAGCATTTTCCACCACTGACAAAAATGCAAAAACAGTACAAGATGCAGTTGTAGAAACACGAAGAGCAAAAGCAAAGGACTAATATAACCTATTTGACACTCATGCCTGCCTCTGGTATACTAGTAATATAGTGACTTAGGGGTAGGCATGACTTGTATTGCAGGAATAATGAAAGACGGCAAAGTTCACATTGCTGGTGAACGTGGTGCGTCACAAGATAATTATATTGTATCTATAGATAAACCAAAAATTTGGAAATCTGGTCCATATGTTTTTGGATATGCTGGAACATTTGATGCACAGATTATTCAATATAACTTTATTCCACCTGTACCAGAAGGCAATGTAGATAAGTTTATGCATGGAAAATTTTTAAAATCCCTAAAAGCATTTTATAATGAATGGGATATTGGCGGTAAAGATAGTGAAATATCACTTCTTGTTGGTATAAAAGGTAAACTATATGAGCATGAAGCAGAAGGGTTTACTATGATTTCCTATGACAGAGATTATGTTGCCATAGGATCAGGGGCAGACTACGCTATTGGGTCTCTTCATGCTACCCAAAATCATAAAGATCCAAAGCGTAGGCTTGCTCTTGCTTTAGGATGTGCTATTGAGTTTAGCTCATCATGCATTGGTCCAATTGACTTTGTTCAAGGTTAGGAGTATAGTATTACTATGTTAGAAGAAGATTATAATGAGTTTGATATTTGGCTAAACAACGGTATTGATAGAGGCTGGATTACTGAGCCCTTTTGCAATACTCATGATGGCGATCCCTACATGACAGAAGAAGAAATGCTAGAGTGGGATGAGGGCGGAGATCCTTGTCAAGTAGTTTTTAAAATTAAAGAATAAACATTTGATATAATAGATTTGTACCTGCCTGATGGGGGTACATTAACTTATTCGCTTGAAAGGGGAATAAAATGGTAGCATCATATACATATAACGGATCTTTTGGAAATTTTTTCAATGATCCATTTTTTATTGGCTTTAATAGAGACTTAAGCCGTTTAAATAATTTACACAAAACAAATTCACAGTCATATCCTCCATATGATCTTCTTAAACTAGATGAAGATACATATAAGCTATCACTTGCTATTGCAGGTTTTACTAGAGATGATATTTCAGTAACAGTTGACAACGGAACTCTTGTAATTAAGGGTGAGATTGTAGATGTTACAGATGCTGAAGTTGTTCATAAGGGAATTGCTGGTCGCAAGTTTGTGCGATCATTTGCTCTTGGTGAATACATGGAAGTGACTGGGGCAGATCTTAGGGACGGAATGCTCAATATTAGTATTGATCGTGTTGTTCCAGAAGAAAAAAAGCCTAAGACAATCAAAATCAAGTAGTACAATATAAATGTCCCCACACAGGACCTTAGTGATGGATTAGTTACCCATTGGATAGAGACCGTGGCGCAAGTCAGGTGAATTGCCTGTGTGGGGCTTAATATTTATTGATATAATAAAGATGCTATGACTGACAAAGAGTTAGTACATTATAATAAGCAGCAGTTTAAAAAGAAACTGTCAGAGATCAAACAGGCATCTGGTTGTAAAGACTGTGGAGTTACAAATCCAATAGTTTTAGATTTTGATCATCTAAAAGATAAAAAATATAATGTTTCAAGAATGATTCATGATGGATTTTCTTGGGCAGCCATAAAAAAAGAAATAGCAAAATGCGAAGTAGTCTGCGCCAACTGTCATAGAATAAGAACTTATGACAGATTGACAAAGAAAGCTTCATAATGCTATAATAGAATATACTACATCATAGGAGGAAAGTATGTCAGTAAAAGGATCGTTAGAAGCAATCATTGAGATTGCAAAGAAAGAAGTTGGAACCATTGAAGGTCCAAAAGATAATGAAACAAAGTATGGTAAGTGGACTGGTATGAACTTTCAGCCATGGTGCCAGTCGTTTGTTTCTTGGTGTGCATTCACATCAGGACTAGATGCAAAGAAGTATCCAAAGTCTGCATCAACAGTAGCAGCATCAGATTGGTTTAAGAAAAATGAGCGTTGGTCAGATGCTCGTAATGATGATCCAATGCCAGGAGACTGGATTTATTTTGATTTTCCAGAAGATGGTGTAAATCGTATTTCACATGTTGGTATTTGCATCAAGAATAATGGTGATGGAACAATTCAGGTTATTGAAGGAAACACTTCAGGAACTGCAAAGGGTGATCAGCGCAATGGCGGTATGTGTGTTGAAAAGACTCGTGGTTATGTAAAGAATAACAAGAAGAAGTTAATCAACGGTGTAGTTGGTTGGGGTCGTCCAGTATATGCTGGAGAAGAGAATGCACCATTGCTAAACAAAATAGCAGCAAGTGCAGCAACACCAGTTAAGGTAACATCTCCAGATGCTGCTAAGAAAGCTGCAAAGCCTCTTGCAAATAAGTCATCTGGTGGCGGTAAAGGTGCTCAGGTAAAGTAAATGGGAAAGCATTTAGACAAAGTAAAGAAAGCACTAGAGCAAAGAATTGCAGGAACACCAGGTGGCGCTGGCTATAAAACTCCAGGATCTATGAATAAAAAGAAGACTGGATATCGTGGCCATAAGGCAAAAGGTTCTAAGTAGTGCCAAAGTACGATTACAAATGCACGGTGTGCTCAATGTCTATTGAATTTGAAAGAGGATTCGGTGAAGACAGAGAGCCATCGTGCTGTAATGAAATAATGCAAAGACAATGGACTGGTTCTGTTGGTGTAATTTTTAATGGTTCAGGTTTCTATTCAACAGACAACAAGAAGTAAGGGTATATACTATGAGTACAGTGATTACAGAAGAGATTGTAGCAAAAGATTGGGTTTTAAAACCAACAGATCGCTGTGACTCATGTGCAGCAGAAGCACTTGTTAAGGTTACTGGTTTAACTGGCGACCTAATGTTTTGTGGTCATCATTATAACAAAATTATGGATAATTCCCAAGGGTATAAAAAAATGATTGCGTTTGCACTTACTGTTGTTGATGAAAGAGATAAATTAATTGAAAACAAGGCAAAGGGTAAAGACTACTAATGTATGAGTATTATGTAAGAAAAGTAGAGAATGTTGTAGATGGAGATACCATTGATGTTCTTATTGATTTAGGATTCGATATCCTGTTTGCCTCTCGTGTAAGACTTGCTGGTATTGATACCCCTGAGTCTCGCACAAAGGACCTTGCTGAAAAGGCGTTAGGCTTAGAGGCCAAAGAGTATCTTAAGAAGTCTCTAAAGGATGCTAAGTCTGTAGTTATTAAGACCGAGAAAATGGACTCATCTGAGAAGTATGGACGCATTTTAGGCTGGGTATATATTAATGAAGAAACAGTATCACTTAATGATAAGATGATCTTC